GTGTTTTACTAAGCGATGCACTGTAATAAAATCATCGCAACGATTTAGAAAACTTTTACCACCTTCAACGTAAGCTGCCATAGGTGGTTTTAAATGACCATCCCACATATGTCCTTTGGGAAACAAATTACCCTGCCTACCGCTTTCACTTGTTGGATGCGTACTAATGTATATTGTTTTTCCTGTTTCGTTTACAAATTGTCGTGCCATATTTAAAAACTTGTAATTGCCTTCATATCCATACTCACGGCTTAAACCTGTAAATGGATCAATCAAACAACAATCTGCATCCGTGTTTTTAAAAGCTTCTAAAAGTTCTTGTGGCGTGTATAGTCTTGAATTATCTACAAAGTCAAAGTACTGTTCAAGATGTGTTGAGTAGCTGCGTATTTGTGAATCGTGTAATTCTTTAAACGGTATACCTGTATACATCTGAATCATATCACGCATAATTTGACCGTACTGATTTTCTCCTGCCCATAAACAAAACTTTAAATCGTGCTTTAATGCAAGTGTTAAAAAATACCAAAAAACAAAATAACTTTTTCCTACGTTATCATGTCCAAGAATTATATTAAGTTGTTTAGGTTTAAATACTATGTGATCATCTAACTTACAATTAATAGGCAAACCTTGTTTTATTCTGCCGTGTTTATAGTCTAATAAATATTTAGTGTGTATTCCTTTACTTAACATAACCATGCTTCTTTGCTTGTGCTACTAATTTATCTTCTTCTTCTTTTGGTACTTTTTTTAGCCAATTTTTAGCTGTTAAATATAACGATTTATAATTCTTATTTGCCTTATAGTTTTCTATAGAATCTAAGATCTCATCAATTTGTTTTTTAGAATTGTATTGTAAAAGCTTTTCATACTGACCATGTGTTATAAACAAATGCTCAAATGATCTGTATATATTTTCATTATTAACATTATTGTTACTGGTCTGTTGTTGGTCTGTTGTTGGTCTACTGTTCGACTCTTTGTTGGACTGTATTTGGTATTTACTATAGTTAACTATATGAATTTCAGTACCTTGTCTGCTTGATTTAACGGTCAGTTCTTTGGTCAGTTTCAACCTATTTAACGATGTTCTTATTTGTCGTTCTGTCAATCCTAGTTCTTTACTTAGCAATTCACGACTAGTTAAAAAACTGCCTCTATTTACAATTTTACCTCTATAGTTTTTATTTTTATGATTTGCTTTTAACAAGCAGTGAAGAAATAAATGCACTGTTTCTGATTTATCGTACCATTCCCACTCAAGAAATTTACGATGTAATTTTACCCACCCTTCCATAATTAAAATAATTTTTGCTGTAATAAGTCTTTAGCGTATACAAAACAAGATTTTTGTTCTTTGAAACTTTGCCTGGCTAAATTAAGTATTTCATTTTTATTATATAAACTTTCAATATAAGCATACTTTTCATGTATTTGTATAAAAACATATATATCACTTTTTAAATGCTCGTTAAGGTCATCTAAATAGCAATTAAACGTATAACTACGAGCCCTTGTCGCTTTAACTTGATACGTATAACCTTTTTCATCTGCAAAATCAATTCCTTCGTAATCACGATCAGCGCATTGTTTAAATAATTTTTCAGTTTCATAATTTGAATTAAACCAAAGATTGAATATTTTTTCTCCTAATAAACCGGTATTTTGTATTTTCCAGTCATCCTTCATTTTAATTTTTGCTTTATATGTTCTCATTTTTTTTCTTTTACAAATGTTCCGTTAATCATTTTACCTTTCCTTTTTGATATTACATTATAAGCCTCATCAATACATTGCTCAATAGTAACACCTCTCATGTGCGCTATGCTTGTTAAAACTACAACACAATCCCCTATAGCGTCTATTACTTCGTCTTGGTCGTTATTTAAAATAGCTTTTGCTAATTCACCTGATTCTTCTAATAATTTTAAAGTTTGTGTTTTTGGGTCACCTTTCGTATATATCCCTTTAGCGTTTGCCCATTGCCTTATTAATTCAAATCTATTCATAATACTAATTTTGCTTTTATTAATTCTCCTGATTTATAATTTTTTAATTCATAATTATTGTATGTTCCTTTTAATTCCGGTAAATTATAAACCGGTTTTCTGTAATACTCTTGAACTGCTTTTTCGTGATTTATATAAATATGCGCATTTGCTATATTTAAACCTAAATTTGCTGGCACTAAATTACATTCGTTAGCAATTGTATATAAAAACAAAGCCGCAAATATTATATCGTAAGGCAAGCCTAAAAACAAATCTGATGATCTAAAATTAATTGACATATTTAATTTATTATTAATACGTACAAAGTTTAATTGCGTATAACAACAAGGCAACGCTTGCTCTTTAAGGTCAGTTGGGTTCCATAATGTTATTAAAGCTCTTCTTGAATTATTGTTAATTTCATTTATTACGTATTTTACTTGATCAAAAACTCCATTAAATTTTCGTATTTGATAGCCATATATTTTGCCTAGTTTACCGTTTTTTGCAAAATCATTCCACCAATTAATATTATTTTTATTTAAATAATCTAAATCAACGCGGCCTTCATATATCCATTTAAACTCACTTAACGCTTTTTGAAAAAATATTTTTTTACCAGTAACAATAGGAAAACCGTATTTTAAATCTATGTTTATATTTTGATTAAATAAACTATGCGTTTTTACAGCCGTTCGATTTTCAATAATTTCTCCTTTTAATAAACAACGCATTAAAAGCTGTTTGTATTCTGTTTCAAATATATTGCTCATAATTTTTTATTTAAGAATTCATTCAATGAACCAAGATATGCAACTGCATCTAATAAATTATCTTCTTTATGGCAATGCGATTGCCTTGCCAATTTTAGTGCAATCAAAACGTTATAAGCATCGTTTGTTGTAATGTTTTTATTTGATAATTCAGACGCTATCCGCGCTGTTTTTGTCATGCACTCAATAAAATCACCGTATTGCCTTTCTTTTTCTTCAGACCGTTTATTTACAATCTCATTTGCTTTTTTCAAAATGTTCATAGTATTATAAAAAAAATAGTGCAACGCTTTCGGAAGGCGGGATTTCCTACTAACGTCACACTTAAAAAATTTTGATTGTCCCGCCGACTGTACAAATATATTAAATTAATTCTTTATATAGCCCTTTTTCTGTTCTTCCTTTTATTATTTCTAAATCTCTTATTGTAGTAGATTTTAAAATATCACGTTTCAAATTGTATTCGTGTTTATGTAGTTGAAACTTGCCATCGTAATCGGCTATGTCAAGCAATAAGAACGCGTCTCGTGTTTGTTTAAGATTCTCATATCGTTTTATACCGTGAATGATCGTAGCGTGGTTTAAATCAAATAATTCAGCTATACGGCTATAAGTTACACCAGCGTTTCTTAAAAGATTAAAAAGGTACATTCTTCGATGTGTATAGTATGGCTTTCTACATTTAGATTTTAGTCCGTCTTTTCGTATGTGATGTTTCACTTTTCTAATTAAGTCTTCCATAAAGTAGATTGATTATAAGCGTGTAAATATATTCAAAACATTTCTTCATACTTTTTCTATGCTTATGATTAACTTTTCCCACAAGCCAAAAGCTTTTATTGCTTCTTGCCTATCATCTGCTTGAACGTATTTAATTGCGTGGCACATTTCTGCGCTTGTGTCGCTGCCTTTGTAATATTTGTATATTATTTTATAAGTGTTCATTCGTTCGTCTTTTTGTATTAAGTAATTGCAATATAGTTCTTCGTTGAAACTATCCCAGAACTCCAATTTAAGTGCTTCCATTGTCATCATTCGCCTTGTAATTTAATTCGGTTTAATCTTGCAATATCTTTATTCGTGTTTACGTCTTCCGACACGTTGCCAGTTAGTTGGCTTTTTAGTCGGTGTATTTCTTGATTAATCGCTTTGTCTTTTTCATCTACGGTAAATCCGTTTTTTTCAAGTAGCTGCTTTGCTTCTTGAATCTTCGCTTGTTGTTTTCGATAATACTCAAAAATTGGATTGCTTATACTCATTGTTTATTTGTTTTTGTTATAAATTATTTTTTCGTCTTCGCTTAAAGATTCGTAATCGTATTTTTTAATCTTTAGCATTTCTAATTCTGTTTTGTAATATTGTTCGTCTTTATGTCCCATAACTTTGTTGTGTACATTTAAAACTTTACGCACTACACTTTTACTATTGCCAATTTTATGCTCAGTATATGTTATGCGTATGTCGTTCATACTATATTTAATTGTTGTTCTAAAGCCGTGCAAATATCTTTGTCGTTATAGTAAACAAGTCCAGCACATAGCAAAGTTTCGCATTTAACGTGGTAATAAATCGTATCGCTTTCTGCATACGTTATGTCATCTGTAAAGCTATTGTAGCTTACAGGATATTGTTCAGAGCCTATTTCTACTTCTATTTCTACTTGACACGGTGTATCGTTAATTGTAAAGGCTACAATTTCATCGTCTTTATGATCTATTTGTATTTCGTAACTCATAGCTTATAAATTTTCAATGTATTTCTTGGTTGCGTCTTTCATATAATCAATATCAAGCCACTCTAACAATTCTACAGTGTTAAATACAATATTAAATTCTGTGCCTTGTTCGTCTTTTCCTACAAAGTACGTTTCGTTTGTAGTTGTACTCATAAACGTATTTATGTCTTGTAATCGTTTTCTTATTTCTTTACTCATAGCGTAATAATTTTCATAATTAAATAATAACCAATAAAGCACGACCATATAAAAATGGCACTTGTAATCAATTCTGTTTTTGCTTCTTTTCTTTCTTGCTTATTCATATTTCTTATTTAAGTGTTTTTCTTACTTTGTTAAATCGTTGTTCTAATCGTTTAATACATAGCTTATACGTGTGTATATCATCCGTGTATTTGTCACGCAATTCTTTAAACGTACCACCTTGTCCGTTAATACTATCGTGCTTTAGTTCTATTCGGTCTTTAAAAGATTGTATGCCCTCTTCAAGTCCTACTAAAATTTCTAATTTTTCCATTCGTGTTTTCATAAGTGTTTTAATTAATTTGTATACACAAATATAATAATCTTTTTCTATTAATTAACAATTTTATTAAACTTTTTAACAATAAAAGTTACAATTATTTTATAATGTTCTATAAAACAACAAGTTATGTTTTAAAATAAATGTGTTAATCTGGCTACTTGTCCGTCTTCTTTGTGGTGTATAAACCCCTCAACGGCTTTAGGTGCGTGTTGATAGCCTTTTTTGTGATGCCAAGAATCCGTGCCGCTTGGTGAACGTAAGCTTTCAACGGTTACTCCGATGTAGTCTTTACTTGTTTTGTGGTGAACGTGGTGCGTGTAAACGTATCTATATCGTGTTTCACTCCATTCAATCGGAAATTCTTGAGCCATTAACAACGGCAAATCTTGATGTTTAGCACCGTCTCCGTGTGTAGTTCCTATTAAGTTTTTTCCGTATTTATAACCTTTACGATGTGCTATTGAACAATCGAAGCTTATGTTTTGGCAGTTTCTAAAATACGTTTTTATGACATCGGACAAGAAAAATCCTGTTTGGTAGTCGTGGTTACTTGGATTAAATGTAAAATGAACGTCTGCTACTGAAATAAGCTGCATAAGAATATCTACATAAAGTTGCTTCGCTATTAAAAAATTACTATACCACATTCCATCCGTGTCTTGTGGTGTGCCACCTGTTGTATTTCTTGTCGGTGTATCTATGTGAAGAATATCGTTGCCACCTATAAACAAAATCTTTTCTATTGGAAACCCTTTGGCTTTGTTTAAGATGCCTTGTACCCCGTCTTTTACTCGTTTAACTGCTATTTGGTTATTATAGTCTTCGCCTGTTTCAAATGAATCTGCAAGTTTACCTATGTGTATATCTGCTGGGTCAATTACGAGTAAATACTCTTTTTGCTTTTCTTGTCGTACTAACTTTGGAAAGTTTGGTGCAAATTCTTTTAAGTCTTCTACAAGTTTTTTACTTAATTCTTCAAGCTTGTTTTCTGCTTCGTCTTTATGTAGTGGGTTCTTAAAAAATAAACTTGCTTGTTTAGTTTTAAGCCATCCGTGTTTAACACTTTCTACACCTACACCAGCTTCTTGTGCAGCTTCTTTTAAACCTCTGTATTTAAATAGTATTTCTGCTTCGTCTGGTGTTAATCTAAACCTCTTATTTGTCATAAGTATTTCTTTAGCAACTTAGTGCCAAACAAACCAACAAGAAAAACACAAGCAATAAATATAAGCATACCCCAATAGTTTGGCTTCTTGTTTATTTTGGCATCTGCTTTTGCTTTGTGTACTTCTACTCTTGTAATCATTTTTAAAGTGTCACGCTTTAGCTTATATTCTATTCGTGTTTCTAAACGTGTTTGAGGTACAAAAACATTCTTATACATTACTACGGTATCTTTAGAACTAAAGAACTTTTGGTAAACTATTGTGTCGTGTTTTATTACAGGAATAGAATCTATTGTGCTAATTCGTATCGTGTCGCTTGTTTTAAGCACTTCTAAGCCCTTTTTAAGTGCTTTCCTATAGTGATACTTCGCTGAACACGAATAAAGCCCTAAAATCAAAAATAAACTAAATAATCGCATATTCTGTTTTTACATTAAAACACGGGCAAGCTTTATTAGCAAATTCGTTGTGACCGTGTATAGTCATATCCTTATTGTATTTATACATTAACTCTTGCATCAATTCAATCAAAGAATTTTTTTGTGCATCCGTTCTTGTGTCTTTAGGATGCTTCATATCTTTAGTCATTCCACCTACGTAACAAATACCAATCGAATCACTATTTTGATAAGCACAATGTGCGCCTTTTTTTTCTACAGGTCTTCCAGCTTCAATAAAGCCGTCAAGATGTATTAAGTAGTGATAGCCTATGTCGTTAAACCCTCGTGCCAAATGCCAACGTCTAACATCTTCTACGTCGTGATGCCGTCCTTCTGGTGTAGCAGTACAATGAACAATGATTTTATTTATTTTTCTCATTAATGTTTTTAAAGTCGCTTGTTACTTCTTTTGCTCGTGCAAATAAGTTTTTAAGTGAAGCCCACAAGTCGATTCCTTTCACGGCTTTGTAGTTTTCGTTTATAGAAATTAATTCTACAGAAACAAGAACTAAAGCCAATATTTTAGTAGTTAGTAACTCAATACTAAAGAACGTTAATACAATATCATTTAGTAAGTAATAGTCCATTAAATAAAAAAGCATTACGGTTGCTTCGTACAAAAGTATTTTCGAAATAATTGCCGAAAGTCTACGGCTGGTTACGGGTGTTTTCGTTTTTTTGGCTTTCCAAATTCCTGTGATTGTATCAAATACAATACAAAAAAAGATTAAAATTAATATGCCATAAATAGGCAAAAAGAAGCTGCTAACAACGGTTAATAGTTGCATTGAATATAGTTTAGTTTTAGTTATCAGCAAAAGTAACTGTTCTTTCATTGTTCAAGTTGTTCTACAAGCATATAAGTTAAGTAAATTACAAAGAAAACCGCAAAGGCTTGTAAGTGTAATTGCGCACTAAACAACATTGTTATAGCAGCAAAGTAACCACTAAAAAAATATAATACGGCAAGTATGTTTGTGTGTCTCATTATTATATTTCTATAGGTTCACTCCAAGCTTCTGTAGCCATTAAAGTAAGTGCTTCTGAATGGTTTAAAGTTTGCAATGGTGTTACCGTGCCATCTGTTATAAATGTAGGTGTTGTATTCCACTTAATTACAAACTGCGATTCGTCAATAGATTTTCTAATCGTGTTTTCGTTGTTTTCACCTACTTGCGAAAAGTCGATGTTTGATAAATCTGCGATGTTAATTATTGCGTATGTTTCTGCTTGTTTTTTCATATTATTTAAGTTGGTACATCTGTTGAAAATGCCGTAAAGTTTGTCATTGTTCCGT